CTAGATCTGCAAAGACTCCGGAGCCCCCTGCCAACAAAACATAAGTTGGCAAGCCGTGTCATAACGCGGGTGTTAATCGCCGGTTCTAACCGTCAGCACAGTGGTCGTCAAGACAAATGCATGCATATTTTATGGGTTTTATATTTTATATTGTTTTATTATTTTCCAAACTAAATAGCTAACGCTCCAAGGAGTGTCGCCGCAGTATCAACTGCACCCGCGAAAGTACCAGCAATCCTGCAAGCATTCTTCCACAGACGCGCAACCTCAGCGACAAATCCAACTTCCTCCTCTCCACCCTGATCAACATTTCGAATAGCTGGTACATCAGAACAAAGATTATCAGCAGCACACTCAAGTAAAACCTGGTGTGGAGGCGCCCGAGTTGCGGCGCCAGCATTGATAAGGGCAGTAGTGGCGGCAGCTGAAGACTGGCACTCATAGTTCATGCGTGCCTCAAACTCCATAACCGGTGTCAAAGCAGCAGCACCGTTACCCGCGGCCGTTTGGACGCCAGAAATATAAACGACAATAGCGTAATGACCAGAAGAATCAAATAAATTAGAGTTCCCGGTACGCTTAGTTAAATCAGCGACACCCGCAGTAAAACCAGAAGTCAAACCCCAGGCTGCAGTAGTAGGTTTAAATAATTTAGCCTCATCTCCATACCGCTGAAATATAGCAACAATCTCATCATCCTCCAAAGAAGAGAGCGAATAAGACATGTAACCAGGAAGGTTCTCCAAGTCATTCAATGAGCCAGGTAATTGCAACTGATAACAATTATTAGCCTCATTAGTCGAGGGAACTCCCAAAGTGCCAACAGGCAAATCCACAGATTCTTGAAAACCTATTTTAACAGGTGCAATGTGGATAACCCCGCTAACAGTCGAAAAATTCATCGTGCCAAACATACGAATGCCACCAGATACCAGACGAACATTCTGGTAAAGAAGTCGCAAACTCTCAATGTTAGAAACAACATTATCTGCTCCTATTACCCCTGTTCCCGGACCAAAGGCATTAAGGCCACCTACTCCACCCGCAACAAAAGCAATACCATTAGGCCACCAAAAGCCAGGCCCAGTACTAATGCCTTGTATAAGGTAGTTCGAGGGATCAGGAGTAAAACACATGAGAGCTGTTCCAAGTAGAGGGACGCGCGCAACCAAGTTCAAATCGGTTTGAACACCAACTCCAGGAGACGTAGTAATTGTGGCAGCTGTCGTAGTTGTAAAGGTACCGGAATACCCAGTAAAACTATCCGGGTAGCGGATACCTTCAGCGACAGCGGCCCAAGGATCCAGATACGCCCCAACAATTGGAGGGAGCTGAAGTTGACCACCAGCAAATTGCTTGGCAACACGTGTCCCGCGACCAAGACGTGTTGAATTAAACTTTGCTATTGGCACCATAAACTTATCCAACATATTACGTTCAGCGGATCGCTCAACTTGTTGGAAATTAGTTCGAGGCGGCAACATGGGACCAGCAGCTGATTCAAGCACAGTCTTACGCTTGGTAGCAAGATTGGCACGAGTAAAACGATTAACAGCTGTACGCTTTTTCGTCGCCTTACTAGCGTTGGCCTTCTTATTACGATTACGACGAGACATAATAATAATGAAAAAGAAAAAGAAGAAAGAAAATGCAAAATGTGTGATTCTAAATCAATGATGGATAACGTGGTTCAATGTTATCAACGGGGACAGGGTGGGAAAAACCGTACAAGGTCTTACGGTAATACGATTCTATAGCGCACTGTTCATCAGGTGTGTACCCAAACGCCGAGTAAAAAGACACTCGACACAAAGGGGAGATAGGCTGATACATTCGCCCACACAACAAATGTGGGCTCCAAACGCCCTCAACGGCCCCAACAAAAAAACGAGAGGCTGGTTTAAGGACAAGTGAACGGAAAAAGTCTTGATAGACGGGAATACCTCCCGTCACACTAAGACCGCCTTCTCCCACACACGACCAGTAAGCATCATAATCAAGCTTACTCTTCAGACAAACAAGAGATCGACACTGCTTTGATATCGCAGAAGGGAAGCGTCGTACCATTACATAACGCTTACCATCAAAAATAGGATGAGATTGGCAAAACTCCACGTGCTCAAGTTCGAACACAGGAAGCTCGATTTTGGCCTTAAACCCGAGCGTTAAATACCACTCAGACAAGCCCGAAATAAAACGTTTGATCATGCAGCGTTCCACAAAGACGCCGCAATCATCTCCGTTAACGATAAACCGATATTTACGTATGCCCTGTTTCTTAACCCAACAGAGCAACATGGCAACAGAAAGCACGTTAGCGACTAATGAAGTGTCCATATCGCCATCACTCAATGTACCGTCAACAACGTATTTCAGGTGGCCATCCCAACAACGAGCGGCTCCACGATTTCGCAAAGTCTGCAAACAACACCAACGTAAAACAGAATCACCTGGATAAGCCTGTTTATACAAAAGTTGAACAAACTTGCGAGCCTCAACGGAGACACACTGGGAAAACCGACTCTGGTCTATGCCAATAAAACAAGGCAGAGTAAAAGAAGACCACTTCTCAGCCATCATCTCACCAACATCTTCAACGGTAGTACCCTTCGCCACAGTCCTACCCCCGCAAAGATTATTTAGAATCCCATAGACAGTGTGCTCTAGGGGTCTAATATATGTCCCAAACACTAGGTTAAACCGTGTGTCACGCGGTTGAATGACACGCGGTGCTGGGTCAGGCTTAGAGTCAAGATCCAACTTTTCAGCCTTAACAAATGTCTTAATCCGTGCGTCTTTGTGATTAAGAGCCCGAACCTTAAGGCTCTCACAAGCTCTATCATAAGCAGCACGTTTTTGACCCGTATACAAGCCACTAAAATCATCAATGGCGATAGGGGTGAGGGAAACGAGCTTTTTACGCATAAGCAACCAAAACGGCCTCAACTCACGGAATACGACACCGGATTGTGGGCGCAACGGTGTTGTCCAAACACCATTGTTTTGTTGAAGAAGAACTCGCTCCAACAACCCACGCTCAAGCACCCTAATGCTAGGAGAATGCACGCCCCACCGTCGAGAGGGTCCCCAACCCCCAAGACCATAAAGGGAACGTGCACGCTTCTTCTGGGATGACAAACAGTATGTGACGCGCAGATCTTTAGATGACAACCGGGTCGAAGTCTCTAAAGCGTCAACACACTGCAAGCACCCCTACGCGCTACGAAAATTAGCACGCACAGACTGGCCAGAACTATTATGCCAGTCTATATTAGCCTTACGGCAACGCTCGGCAAAAGCAAAAGAAGCCATTGCTTCAGCCGCACGTATTTCACCCTCGCTAGGAACAAAAACAAGGGCGACTATCTCATCGATCATAGCCGCACGATGAGATATGCGGACACGATCCCGCTACATAATAGAGCAGGCCTTTCTACGGACAGTCAGTAAGTTGGCAACCGTACGTTCAGGTGTGCGAAACTCCAATTTAAGCTCGCGAGCAACGCGAGCAATGTAGGGCCGGCGACGACGACGAGGAACATACACCTCAATAAGGTGATGCTCATCATTAGCCACGTCAGCCAAACTAGGAATATCCGCATCCAACTCATCATTACCATCCAACATCTCCTCAGTATCGTCCAGGTGACCCAACAGAGCTTTCGCTCTGTCCTGCTGGACCGGGTTGAGCATCGGCTTCATAGGCGAGAAACCCCATGCTAACAAGAAAATCGCAAACAGTGAGATGGGCCTCCACAGGGGAAAGAACAACCCTAAAAGGACCATAAACAAAAATCCACTCACGAGTACACGAGTCCCCCAAACCCGGGGATGTATCTGTCTCCGATACCCCAATTCCTCCCATTCCCCATCGATCCACATTCTGGCAAAAACCCTCTGGAGGAACTCCCTCCATCGGTTCCCCATCCTCACCCACCGATCTTGAATAACCGGGCGTAGGGTCCTGCATAGGTAAAACAGGAGACCGAGCCCGGCGGCCAATTCGACCGAAAAAATTAGCCATGGTAGGACAACAAAAAAGTCAATTTCGAGGATTGGTTGATAAAGCCTTTCGGGCAAGTGTGTTTGTGGTTCGGGTGTATTATGGGTTTGCATTGGGTAAGAGGTTTAACGCTCCGCAGCGAGTCGCACGCGACTAACTCGGGTCACTTGACCAGAAAATACTCCATGAGCGTTCAAGCGGCGGCATTTTAAGCCTTTACCTACATGACGCCTACATGTTTCTAAACCCCCATTAAGTCAAGGCCCTGATAACGACACACATGGGTTGTGGAGGTCGTTATCGGGTTTGCATTGGGTAAGAGGTTTAACGC